GGGTCCAGGACCACCGCGAACGTGGGAACATCCCACTGCCTCAGGGTCTCATACCATCTCCCGTCGAAGTTGAAGGAACGGGCGGTGACGTTTGCGAACGTGACGGTACCACCGGTACCACCGTTACCGAGGATATGGGCGGATATGTTGATGGCGGGATACGCGAGGGACAGTGATGCGGACACATCGAGTCTACCGTCCGTGTCCTCTATGCGTATCATATCCACCTTGCCGGTCTCGTCCGTCACCTCGATATGCGCATAGGGATAAGTGTACAGTTTCGCTATATCGGCGTACCTGTCTGGATAACCGAAGGATTCACGGTCCAGCTTGCAAAGGCTCAGGGTCTTACGGGATGAGTTGATACCACGGCACGCCACCCCGCCGAAAACGAACGATGCCCCGAAGTCGAGAAGCTCAGAGCTTGCGAAGAAAACACCCTGTATCGTCTGCTTGAACTGCGGCATGCTGTCGGTGACGTTGGTGAGGAACGTTGACAGGTCGGCCGGTGCCATCGAGATGATATAGACGCTTGGCACCCCGTCGTTGGTGTAATAGGGCGATGCCGGCACGTGCCAGCTATCGGCACCCTTGGTCCCCCAGTCGCTTCGTGGGTTTGCCGTGGTCGCTACGCATGCCCTCATGTCCTCGGCATTGAGAACCCGTGATTGCACATCGCGCACGATGGAGGACCGGCCGTAATCAACATCCTCCGCGAGAAGGTCCGCACAGTTTCCGATAGGGTCCGAGAGATATTCATCAGCCGTCGTTGCGAACAAGGGTGCATGCCCACGCTCCAAGATCATACCGGTTATATCAACCTTGTATATCCATGTCTGCCATGCATCATCGATGAGATGAAGGCGTGTCGTGTTCGGTGCGACGAATTCAACCTCGCGTATGAACCAGAACCATTTTCGTACACCATCATCTGACTCGTACATCAACGGCGAATCATTGTTTGCGAACAGGTTGTACCGCACCGTCAGATAGTTGTACTTCGCAGCCACGTCGAAAGGTAACGGCACGTCTATCGTCTGGTCCCGATGTAACTCCTTGTACCTGGTCTCCAATCGGATGCATTCATCGTCCGGGATGGCCTCGAACCATGCATCCCGTTTCCCCTCGGTGCCGAAATAAACGACGTTTCCTATGCCCGATATGGTGCGCTGTCCGACGTGCGCTTCTCCCACGTCCCATGGCACCTTGCATATCTGCAGCTCCATCTGCGTGCAGTTGAAGCGTCCATAATCGAGGCTGTTGTCATATTTGTATGTGTCGACGTTATCCAGATGGGGGAAATCTGACTGGTTGTTGGTGAGTCGGTGGAAACGTCCGCCCATGTGATTACCTCCAAATGAAAGGGAGCCGGTTTCCCGGCTCCCATTGTATCACCTATTCAAAGATGATGTTACTCGCTGGCCGTAGCCTCATCGGTGGTGTCGGTGTACTCGATGTATGGGTCGGTTGCAACCGCGCACTCCTTGGCGGTGTGCGTGGCCTCTGCTGTCACGGTAGCGGTACAGGTGGCAGTGTACTCTGTGGTAGCACCGGACGGGTTGATATAGGAACTCTTGGCGGTGACGGTCAGCACGTCCCCTACCTCGATGCCGCTCTTCTGCACGTGCAGCCTACCGTAATTGTCGACATAGGTGCGGCTGTTGAGGACGATCGCATCGTTACCACGCATGCCGGATACCTCGAACAGTGCGGAGTCAGGCTCCACCCCTATCTTACCGCTGGCATCACCCGCGACGGTGCCGGTGAGGTCAAGATTGAGCTGCACCTCGCCTCCAATGGATACGTTGACGGTGGCCGGGTCGAAGGAAAGTCCAGTCGGTGTGACGGTGATGGTCGGTATCGTGGTAGCCTCCTCGGTTGTGAACAGGATACAGTTAGCGGCGGGGTTGAAACCGATCATACCGTTTGCCCAATAGTAATACTTCAACGTACGGTTTCCCGGGTTGTAGAAGGGAGGCTCGAGGCCGGTCATGAAGTCGCGGTAGTAGATGAAGTCCTCGGAGGTGAGTGCGGCGTATACGTTGGGGATGGGGAACTCCGGGATGACGATCTTGCGGTATTCGACCTCTGCTTTATCCATATGGAACAGGGTCGCGAGAAGGGATACATCAGTCACCGCGTCAACCTCGGGCGTGACCCAATAGATAAGGCTGGACGGGTCCTCTGTGACCGGCACGGGAATCTGGTTGTAAAGCATGGTCGGCTTGACCTGCATACGCTTTGCCAACGCACGGACACCTATCATCAGCTCCTCAGCGACCGCCTTTGTGGTGGGAACGTCACTGAGCTGGTAACGGAACAATCCGTTCGTCCTGTGGTCGGCCTCCGCGAACATCTGCAACATGATGTCCATCTCATCGACTTCCACGGAGTTGAGCATCTGGGTGATCGTGGCGGTCAGGAGATCGTCGTAGCCGTAACCGTCAGCTGCGAACGCGCGGTGAAGCTCTGTCTTGCTCCAAGAGAACTCGTAACGCCTAGGCTCCCCGACGCTGTAGAACCACTCCACGAATTCAGGACGTTCGCATTTCAGCAGGGTCTCGTCATCCCATCGCCCGGCGTGTGCCTGCAGATACTTGACCGCGACGTATCGTTCGGAGTTGCCCCAATCGCTTGCTGGCTTCTTCAGCGCACGGAGGCCGTGGGTCCATCGCTTGACATCGACGTAAGTCGTATTGAGACCATTGAGGAGCATGGAGAACTCGTTGAACATGTCGTTGTTCATGGGGGCGAAGAGGTGCGCCACCACGTTCGCGTAACTGTTGACGGCCGGGTTCGGAATACGCTCCTGGAACGAATTGGACCCATTGAGCCATGCACGGGTAAGGATGGAACTGTTCTTGACTGCCATCCTGCATCACATCCTTTCATGTAGTATCGATATCTGTCGGTTGTTCCCAGCGCTGCCCGGCTCTTCTGGCGTTCCCACCTCCGGGAGTTGAGTAACATCTTACGGTACATCATAACACGGAAAAGGCCCGCACCATGTGCAGACCTTTTCCAGAGCAAACCCAATCGTATGATATATCAATCTGCCACGGATAACAACGCGGTTATGATTACACCGAAAACGGAACCTGCGACGAATGACAGGAAATGCGTCATGAGTCCTCACCTCCCGGCAGGTATTCCAAAAGATAGTCGATACACGCTTTTGCCTTCTCCAGGTCCTCGCGTACTCCCTTGTATGGCCAGCGCCATAGGTACTTGAACGCGCAACCCCACCAATATCCAATGACTCCCCTATGATGGAAGTTGCACATCATGGAGTCCATAGCATCCTTGCATGTGATCCTACCGTCACCCCTGTAATGAGGAGGTGTGCTCATCGTTTACCGCCTATCTCCCCTGCAAGTCCTTCCATGCTCCAATCATGCCCATCTGCAAGCGATGGAGGGTTGATGACCCCAAGCGGGTCGGGTTGTGCACCCATGGACAACATCTGCTGTACCTGCGCGGGCATCTGCTGTACCGGTGTAGGCTGTTGCTGCTGTTGTTGCGTGTTGACCTGCGCACCTCCATTGATGAGCTTCACCACCTGGGCATTGAGCGCCTCGTTCTGCTGCATCAACGCTGCGTTCTGGGCCTGCAGCTGCTGTATGATGGAGTCAAGCGGCTGTACCGGTGTAGGCTGTTGCTGCTGTGGTTGCTGTGTCGTGGTGCTTCCCATCTGAGCGCCGGTCATCGTGCCGAAACCATCGCCAATCGAGATAGTCACAGGCTGCTGTGGCTGCTGTGCCGTGATGATACCCACGTCAGCGCCGGCCGGTTGCGTCTGCTGTGCCGGGTCGGTCTGCTGCTGATTGTTCTGCTGATTGTTCTGCTGATTGTTCTGCTGGTTGGGGTCCATGTGTCATACCTCCCTATAGTCCAGGTGTCGTTCGTCAAGAAGCTGGATCATATATTTGAATGAAAGGGGGTTTTCCGGGTCGAAAAGAATACAATCGGTATCGAAAGCCCTTTCCAATCCTTTCACCTCCAATATCATCACTTCTCTAGGCCATCCGTTGAAATCTATGAAATTAGATACATTTGCATCCAATAAGATGTATTTACGCACATTGTTCTCATATTCCATCTTTGCTCCTTTGGTGGGGGCGGTGGGACTCGAACCCACAACCTGCCGATTATGAGTCGGTTACTCTGCCAGTTGAGTTACACCCCCTAGCAAGCGGGCCACCACCGCTTGTGCACGATGATGGCCCGGAAGGGTGTCGGCAGTTAGTCACATCCACGTATCATCCCGTCCGTGAGGTTTTACCCCGGGGTGTGGGTCGGTGCCCATCACAGGCCACGGAATCCGAATCTCCACTAGGACACGTCAGACGTGATACCGCCTACCACGATTATAACACGTCAGGCCATCTCCAATGTCAGCATCTGACCCTTTCCGACGGAAACCTGCTTCACCTCGAAGTCGATACCACCGGGCCACGGTGCATCACCGAACGCAAGATAGGCATTCTTGATGCTGGTGAAGATACCCTTGGATGTTGCCGAATAACTCGTGCCATCGGGGGAGATGAGCACGGTCCTAGGTGTCTTGACGATCTCACCCGTCTCCTCATCCAGGATGTCGTTTACCTCGATGAGCACGTTCTCAACACTGATGACCTTGTTGATGTAATCCTTCACCCGGTGGGTGGGGTTGTTCATGGCGTTGTACAAGGTCTTGGCCTGTTCCTTGTTCCCCGGCTCGGGCTTGATGCTGCATAGCGTCGTCCCCGCCTTCTCGTTCATCAGTGACGATACGGTGATGATGGCTGTATTCTCCTCTGTCATGTGCTTGTCCTCTCTAGTAGATGCAATTCAGCGAACAGATCAATGGGAGCAACAATATCAGTAACTTGGTCATCAACGGTAGGTTCTCCCATGGGTCGTTATTCCCCATCTCCTCACCTCCTCGGGTAAATACTTTAGCAAATAAAGTTTAACTTGTAAAGTGCCCACTGATGATATCGAACTTGGAGAGTTCCACCCCAAGGGCCTTGCACAGGGTGTTCACGGAGCATTGCACCGCATAACTGATCGTGAATATCTGCGCCTCTTCCTCGGCGGTTATATCGTCCTTGCCGTCCGTGATATCGGCTATCAGACCATCCAACCCCCTGATGTAGTTCACTGCCTCATACCCGCCATCGTCCATGATGCAGAGTTCATTTCCATCGTAATCCGTGAAAACGTGTTTCATCCTGTTACCTCCCGTATACCTGCCCGCTGTAGTACCAGAGCTTGTTGTCGTGGACCAGGTAGCACATCGAATCATCATCGACGTCAGCCCATACGGTCCTACCTGATAGCGTCTTTCCGAATGGTGTCACCGTCACGCTCTCACGGTCCTCCGTGGTTCCGTCCTCGAATGTGAAATGTTCCGGTTCCGCCAACTTGTATGTGCGCTTCATTTCCCCTTACCTCCTGTTTCCGTTGCTTTCGATGGTTTCAATATACCCTTAATCCTTTACGTTGTCAAGAATAAAATAGGAAAAATATCAGGAAACTAGCGCACCCCGAGGAAGGAAAGGACCTCGAAGAACGCTTCCCGTATCGCCGGGCTATCGTATCGGAGGCACCCAGCATAGAACAACTCCGTCAGGAGCTTGGCCACCCCCTCTCCCTTGCGCACAGCCGCGTAATCAACGCTGCTGTCCTGCTTGGCGAGTGTCAGCACGTTACGGGCACCCTTCGGGAGTTGGTCGGTCACGAACCACAAACCAAGACCACGATCTACCCATACCGCGAAGGTGACACGTCCCCACCTGAGCGCGAGGCGGTATCTTGCCGTGGAGGTCTTGCGCTGTATCTCCGAACCTGTCCGGTCCTCGAACTCGTTATCGAAGATGACCCTGCTCTCTTCATGACCGGACAGCATGCGCCCGACAAGGGTCCGCGCCTTGCGGTCCTCCGCATCCCAAGGCTCCACACGATGCACCAGCACCGTCTTGCCCTTGTACCAGGAGTACCCGAAAGGCGGTATATGCTTGACGCCTAGTGCCTGCAGGTATGGGCAAGTCAGGTCGACGGAGTTTCCCAACAGGTAAAGGTAGTATCCCTCTCCTCCCGGCTGTTGCCGCGAGATGGTGTCAAGCAGGTTCGCGAGGATAAGGAACTCGTCAGGTAGATACCTATGGTAGCGGTCCTTCGTGTCTATGAAAGCCTCGTCGAAGATGTAGCGTCGGGGCGAATCGAAGGTGCGTTTCTTCTCGCGCTGGAAGTTGGTCAGCGCGACGAAATAGCATATCAGTCTCCAATCCGGTTTGGTCTTGTCATCAGGAGGCCTACGCGCGATGTAACCACAACCGCCCTCGGACTTGAACATCATGTCCGTATGGAAACCCTGTGATTGAATCCTATCGAAATAGCCACGTTGGACCGCCTTCAACTCCTCGTTGGTGCGGCAGATCTCGCAGAACAGTTCCCCCGTCTTTCGGAAACGGTCTATGCATTTGAGTCGGAGGCCGAACGTCTTGCCTATGTCCTTGGCACCCAACACCAGACATATCTCACCATTCGTCCCCGTCTGCCGGGACCATGTTGCATCCCAATCGTAATATCTATGGTCAGTCACGATATACACGTCCCCGATTCTCGTTGCGGTCACGGCATTTGACCATATCCTCCTCGAAGTCCAACCATGCATAACCAAAGGATGCCAGGAGGTTGCACACCGCCTGGATGACGTCGCTGCACTCTCTACGCATGGCCGCATCGTCTATCAGGCCACCGTGCGTATCGACCACCCCGAACAGTTCCGCAGCCTCCTCTAGGACCTTCACGGCCTGCTCTCGCGGTGACGGTAACTCCTCATCACCGAATATATCGACTTGACCTATATAGATACTCATGTGAGACTCCAATCATCCAGGTCCAACACACCGCAAGCCGTGACCAGCTTACGGGCATGGTTGACCGTGGGCCTGTTGGCCAGCGCATATCCCAGGTTGACACGGTTATCCGGTTTGCTTGTGTCGTTCACCGTCTTGCTCATGGGGTACAGGGCTAACGCTGCAGGTTCGGCCACCCTGGATACCATCCCGTCACGGTCGGCCACGTCCATGCAGACCATATCACCCCATGCTGGTATCTTGCGTCCATTGAGCCGTAACACGTCATGGGCGAACGTCACATCATAGCCCAGGTACAGGTCACATATCCTGCCGAAGCTCCACCCGCACTGGGATAACCGGTCCGCGAAACCGTCTAAACCGATGAACGTCGAGATATCCGTCTCCCGGCGTTTCGTCGGTATACCGGCGATGGTGAAATGATACCCACCGTCCTCCATGACATATGCCTTGTTCCAGGCAGCGCAGAATCTTTTGACGGAGAACTCATGCTCGTAATGACCTATACCTGGGAGGTCCACAAAATATCTTGGATAGGCGAGACGTACACGGGTGCAGACCCTCTCCTTGCCCCGGTCGATGGCCTCGCCCAGACGTGACAACTCGTTTTCGACCGCAGGCAACATATCATCAGGGCATATCACCTTCACGCTGTCGGTGTCCCCGTTGACCACCTTATCAACAAGTGGGGACAACAGGTGGATGGCCACCGTCTGTGCAACACGGGACCACCCGACGATACGCTGGCCGAACTGATACCAGACCTTGGGATTCTTAGGCTGGTTGGTCAAGCCGAACTCGCCCGTATAACCGATGCCCGATGATGTAAGGATGGTAGGTCGGCGGTATTCGTTGCTTGCGGAGATGCCGAATATACTGTTCAAGTCCGCCTTCAAGCCGAGGTAAACCGCCTCCACGTCACCGGTCGGTAGGGTCCCCGCCTCCATCTCGTCCACGATGGCGGGTGCTATCCCCACATCCCGCAACGCCTCCCCACAGGTGATGGTACCGGTACGTTTATATTCACCTCTAGCGTGCTTGTACAGGTCCTTACCCTTGTAGAACTGCATCACAGACAGCATATCCATATCGGATGGTCGGACGAACCGACCCGTAATGTAACCATGCACGGCCCGCACCGAATCATAATCATATGTCTGACATACCTCCCAGGCCGCTAACTCCGTAAGATAAAGAAATACACGTTCGGCGGAAACGATCTTACCGAAGGCTGTGACAACCCCGGAAGCCCTGTCGGAATAATCGCTCATCTCCTGCAGATAATTCAACCGGTCCCCGTTGTCATCATCCATCTGCTGCAACAGGTCCCCGTCCGGCTTCAACCTCGCCGAGGCCAGCGGGTAGATACCGTGACGTTCTCCCATACCGCCCGGTTTAGGTCTCAGGTTTACGAACTCGAAACAAGCATCGAAAGCCACGGGAAAGGGTTTGTCCCAACATCGTAACACGCGCTCAAAGGTGACCTTTGAGATAACATCGAATGCAAGGTCCAGCACCTCGGGTGACTTGGCCTCGAAACCGACCGGGAACATATGACTTACGATCTGTGCAGGATGCATCGAGGCCGCGTCGAAACCATGCACGGATGAATCAGTACCCTGCAGGTCATAGGGGACGGATGCGCAATCCTGCGAGACGAACGTGAGGCCACCACGGGTGCATGACAACATGGTATATAATTCATCATCAGTGGTCGGTGCCTCCTCACGGCACCGCCAATAGAAGAAACGGCCGACGTTATGGCCGAGTCTGTTCCCCTTCAACCTGTCGAAACGAACGCGCCTGCGCTCCCTCACGACGCCTGTCTTGGTGACCACGTTGAGACCGAGCCTCGAAGGGTCTATATCGGGGTTGCGACGCAACCACCAGCCGAACCAGGCGAACAACGCGTATATGTCGTGTGTCGCGTAGGTCAGTTCATCAGGGGTCAACGGTGTGTCTGGTGTGCGGATGGCATCATAATCCCATTTGCCAACGGCCTTCGGATAACCACAATCATCTCCCATACGTGCCAGACCCTGTTGGGAGAAAATCAGGGTATCCCATATCACCAGCGCCGGTTCCCCCACCTCATCGAGGATGGTGAACGATATCGGTTTGCGGGGACTTTTCGCAAGCACCTTCACATCATGCCGATTGAGCCATGGGGACAGGCCATGCATATCGAATGACAGGTTATGGCACATCATGACTGGTACATGGTCCCGGCGAACCGCCATGAAACCATCCAGCCATTCATACAAATCCAAAGTGTGGCGGAACATATCGACATTGCAAACCATCTCCACGTTATCGACCGTCACATCCTCTATGAGCATACCGTCATCCAGCACGCCCACCTGATGGAGTATGGGAAAGGCTATGATACCATCAGATGTTCGTAGGTTGGTGGTCTCCGAATCGTATGCAGCCACGATGCGATAGGGTTTGGACCTGCTCATATCGTGACTGACCCTGTGAGCACGTGTGCCTGCAAGGTCAACTTGACGGTATCGTAGTATTCCCGTTCATCGCCTATCGCATAAAGGCCCTCACCCGTCACCGCCTCCACACGCTCCAACAGGTCCGCATATGTATCGACCCCGAAGTAATCCATCAACGCTGGTATCATCTTCTGTCGGTCCAACTCCCCGCCCACCGTGGATGCATCGCGCCATACATCCACGAGACCACCCCATATACGTGATGAGATGGTGGGGTCACGGAAAACCGCTTCCGCCTCGCGCTCCCTACGGGCCTTCCGGCCCTCGAAGAAACGGAACTTCCTTTGCTCGGACCTGGAGATGACTTTCTGCCGCTCATCCTTGGTAACCTCGCCAACATCGAGCATACCGAAACGGTTTGCAAGCCGCTGCATGGGTTTTGACAACTTGCCCCGACGCTTGGAAGGGTCATAGGTTCTCAAAGCGTTCTCGAAGTCACGTCTGGCCAACAACCTGTATCTTTCCGCCGCTGCTCCCGTCAGCTTGTCGGCCTTCTTCAGATTGCGGTTAGCAGACCGGTAGTAGCGCTTACGCGCGTTGGTGGCATCATCCCCACGTTTACGTGCTCTAGCCATATCTCCCCCAAACCTGATATAATGGTTACAATTATAAACAAAAATAGAGAGGATATCAATCGTGCGTTACAAGATGACGGACCCGTTCACCGGTGTCTCCTTCCCCATCATAGAGCAAGACGGGTTCATAATCGCCGTGAACCCCCTGGACGATTCAACAATCAAAGCCATCATAAAGGACAAGAAACTGATCGTCCCGTTGGATGCATTCAACTACCGCGAGACGTTGACCCTCGGCCAGGCTGCAGACATGCTCGGAGTCTCGCGCCAACGTATAAGTCAGATAGCACATACGGGTGTGATACCAGTGAAGATGGTGGCTGATGAACAACGTTTCCTGACCTCTGACGTGCTACGATATAAACGTGAACGAAAGGTAGGCCGTCCAAGGAAAGAGGACGATAATGGAACAAGACCTGATTAACATGATAGGCAGCGTTGGTTTTCCAATCGTCGCGTGTATATACATGGCGATGGTACACAAGGAGGACAGTGAACAACGCCTGGAGTCCGAGCAACGCCATGCAGATGAACGCAACAAGATGACCGAGGCGCTGGTAAAGATGAATGCGACGCTGGAATACATCCTGGACTGGATAAAAGGAGGGCCAGATGACGCTAAAAGGAGTTGATATCTCGCATTGGCAATCAGGGATAAAGGTGAACGATCTACCGGTTGACTTCATCATCTGCAAGGCAACGGAGGGAGTTGGATACACCGACCGTTGCTGTGATGGTTTCATTCAAGCCTGCATAGATTCTGGCAAGCTGTGGGGGTTCTACCACTTCGCCCGTACCAACTCGCCCGAGGATGAGGCGGATTACTTCGTAAACGAATGTCGTAACTACTTCGGCCATGGGATACCTGTACTTGATTACGAAGTGGATAACGTCGATAACGTGCGCTGGTGCGAGCGTTTCATGAGCCGTGTCCACGAACAGACCGGGGTTTGGCCGCTGCTGTATGTCAGTGCCAGCAGATGCAAGCAATATAAAGGGTCATGGATTCCCGACCAGTGCGGGTTGTGGGTAGCAGGTTATCCGGACAACCGGACAAGTTGGGGTAACGAGGATATCCCCTACGATATCGCGCCATGGTCATTCGCAGCAATCTGGCAGTTCACGGACAAGCTGGGCATCGGTGGATTTTACATCGACGGTGACTATGCATACATGAGCAAGGAGGCTTGGGGCAGATATGCGAATCCGACCGGGCAGGGTACCGCACAAGCGCAAGAGGACAAGACCTCGAAAACGTGCGAA